CGCTAAACCCAACATATGCTCCTGCAGCAGTTTTAAGAGTTCTTAATCCATTGCCTAAAGCATTAACACTTTTTTGAGTTTTATTGCTTTGCTTTTGAACTCTTTTCATTTGTTTTGAAGTAGCTTTTAATCCTTTTTGTGAGGCTGCCATTCCAGTTTTAAAACTACTCATGACAGTAGCTCCCAATTTAAATGCTATTTCATATTGTTTACCTTTGGCCACTTTCAATCACCTCACTAGTTTCTTTAGCTATAATCAATAATTCTTTGTAAGATATCCCTAGCAAAAAATCAAGGCCAGTATGCAATAACATAGCTAGCCTTATACATATTTTTAATATATCTTTTGCTGAATCAGGCTCTATTCCACTTCGAACAAAAAACCTGCTACCATATTTTTGATTTTTGCACTTTCTTTAATCGGTAAATTCTCAAAAAACTCTACAGGCAATTCACTTGCTCTTGAAGCTAAAATAAAAGTATAAGCTGCACTCATTTCTTTCACAGGTTCAAATTGGCCACTTTTTTGAAATATTTTATCTGCATCAATTAAATCTTTTCCTTTAAGACTTTCTAATCCTGTCAAATCTACCCTTTCATATTCTTTCCCCTCAAACAAATATGGTTTATTAAATTCTACTATTAAATTCATCTAAATCTGCCCCCTTACATCTTCTAATATGTCTTTGCCATCTATTACACAAATCATGTTGAGTTTGTCAATTTCAACTAGCACCTTGTCATTTTCAGAAACTTTAATATAAAGCACCTCAACTGAAACCTTGCTTTCTGTCGGTTTACCAACCTCAACTTTTCCTAGCTCTAAACTTTTAGTAATCCCTCTAATTACTACCTTTAATGGTCTTCTAAGCTTTTTACCTGAAGAAACGTCATAACTCTGATGAGATGCTCTAAGTGTAAGCATCACAGTGGATTCTTTTAACAAGCTAACAGATGATTCATTCAACATCCTAAAAGATATATCTATAGGCATAGAACCAAAATGTCCAGGAATAGCCGATTCATATTCTCCTGCTATTCCTGCACCTGAAACTGTTTCTGTCATCATTTCTAGTGCTGGTAACGTAACTTCGCCTGTAATCCCTACCAACTTTTCTGCCTCATTATATAAATTGTAATTAATTATTTGCTCTGGAATTAATGTTTTTTCCATTACTTACCTCCTAACGATTGCTGAAGCATAGTAGGATCAAATTCTAAAGTATTTTGAATGTTTTCTGCTGGTGGAAATGCAGCTATACTTTGATGAAAAACAATTTTTCCATTTAAGATATCCGTAAGTGGATTATCTTCTTTCCTAAACTCTATTTTTGCACCAGCTATTTGTCCTTTTCCTTTGAGTCCATTTGCCCTAATATTTTCAGAATCAACAATATTCTCTATTAATCTATAATTGGTCGGTTCATCTACCTTTGAAAAGAAAGTCAAAATAAATGTATTTGCCCACCAGTTGAACATTCTTCTAATAGGAATAAATCTATCTTTTGGATCTGATGATGCAGGATAAATTGCCGTATTATTTCCCCAACTTCTAAATCCATTAATATTAATAGCAGTATTAACACCAATGCTATTCAAAAAATTCCCTTGTATTTGATCTAAATATACAAACGAATTATCCTCTAAAACTGTTCCACTAATTTGAATCAATTTGTTTGAAGGTGATTTATACGGCACATCTTCATTTTGTGCATCAAGCAAAGCCGTTAATGCGCCCATGATTGCACTCATAAAAATTTGCTTTTCTCCACTTTTAATCTTTGGATAATATAATTGCATAAATGGACTTGTTAATCCATTATTGTCTTTCCATTCTTTCACTTCTGAATATTCAAGTGTTGGTAAAACATCAACCAAACATTGTGCTTTAAATCCACCATTTATTAATTTTGCTTTAGCAGCCATTATCTGTGCAATTGAAGGAATATGAGAATACCCTGGTGCCAAAATTTGTCCTGGAACAATTGAAAACATAGGATATATTTGTTTGATAAGTTCAAGTCCTTTATGTTTCTTATTTACAACATCATAACCACCAATTATGTCTTCAGCTGTAACCTTTTCTGTAGCAATTTCATTCAATTGAACTTTATAATTTCCATCTTCTATCTCTTTAATAACTGATATTTTCAATTTCCCATCTTCGGTATATTCAGTTTCATAATGTTCATCTTGTGTATATGAGACACTATCATCCACTTTAGATAAAACTATATTTTTTGATACATCAAGATTTATCAGAGAAACTCCATCTACAATATCTATATTTTGAGTTTTACTCTCTATGTGTTTTTTAGGATCTAATACATTAATAAAAATCACTGGAGCAACTGAAAACATAATAAAAGAAGCATACATTGACTGACATAATGTATACTTCTCAAAATCTTCTGAATATCCAACCTTTTCACATGCTTCTTTAAATGAATAACACAAGATTGGTTTGTTTATTTCGCCATCTACTAAATGCCCTGGTGCTGTTCCAACAATTACCTGAACTGCAGATGATGTTTTAATTGGCGGAGTAATTGAAGTTGCTTTTTCTAAAACGCTTATACCATGTCTATACATCCACATTCTCCTCTCTATTTACAAGTTCTCTGTACTTTTTCCACAAATGACCTTTTCTATCTTCAATCAACTTAATTGATTCTCTAAAATCTTTATAATCTACAACCAAATCTTTTATTTCTTCATCCAGTTTAGGCAATTTATCTGTAAAACAATCATACTCTGTAATAATTCCTTTAATAGTCGGTCCAATATATATTTTGACTGAGCTATTTTTTTTAGACATATTCATCCTCCTTCCCTAAAATACCTGGTATTTCCCAATAAGTTTTCATCTGTCCTGCATAGATTGGATATGAGTCTGTATTAATCTCATAATTATTATCTGTATATTCAAAAACGCTATCTTCACTATATGAAACTAATCTTTGTGATAATTTTTCATAATAACTTAGCAAATCCATATAAGATTTTTTTGAAATTTCATCATTTTTAAGTATTATGACTATGCTTAATGTAACTTTTCTAATGGCAACACCTGTCGCATTGTCAAAGACAACCAATGCATATGGAGGATCATACTCTTCATCTGTACTATCAAGCGGGCAATCTTGTTTGTACACTTCCATCTTCAATGTATCCTTTGTTATTTTTTTAAGTTCATCCATTAGCGATTCAATTGTCATTTTTTCTTCTCCAATATTCTTTTTATTTCATGATCTATTCTTTTTTGGAGTACTTCGCTGGCTTCCTCCATAATTTTATCTTCATTTGATTTATGCGCTATCATTGATGGCAAAGATGGTCCTCTTACCCTCATTATAGGCAAAGAAGACCATTTTCTTGTTTCTTTTGATTTTACTTTTTTAGCATCAGGAGCTCTCTTCCAAATAAAATTTCTTCTCTTATCGCCTTTCCCTATGCCTTCTACAAATCCACCTTCAAGTATTTTTTTCTGCCCTTTTACAATTTCTACTTTAACTTTTTTTCTTTTATAAGCTTTCTTTTTGCCACCATCTTCATCATCTGAAGTTCTTTTTACTTGAGGTTTTCCAAGGTATTTGAATTTATCCAAACCCAATTTTTGAGATTTTGCCCTAACTGAAACACTCAAATTACCATACGTCGCTTTTTCTTTCACTATCTTATTTTTAATTTCTGAAGCCTTTATTGTATATCTTTCTCTAACTACTTTTTTCATATTTGATTGAACATTTTGCGCTGAACGATTAAGTGCCCTGACCATTACTTTAGGAGTTTCTTCTTTCATATCTCCTAAATCATTTTCAATTTTTTTTACTAAATCTGTGTCTATTTCAACTTTAATCATTAATCATTCCTTATTAACACGATTTCATAAATATCATCAATTTTTTTCACATCTACTATTTGATGTTTTACATTATCAAAATCCATTATTCTAAATGGTTTGGGCATTGCTATTTCTTCAGCTCTAATATAAAAAAGTACTTCTCCCGCATACACTTCAGCATCATACTTAAAATTAAGTTCTTTTGCTTTTTCATTATCTACAATGACAATATATTTTTTACCATCAATCAAATGTTCTTCAGCAAACTCATTTAAATTAAAAAAAGCACTAGAATCCATTTTAAAACAATCTTTAAAATTCATGCTAGCCTCCATAGTTAAAATTAACAAAGGCACTTTTTTTAAATGCCTTTGCTTTTGCTATTTTATATTTTGTCAGGTACTTCCTCCGTCATCATTTCCGTCTTCTCCACTTCCATCCTCTTCTGCGCCTTTTCCATCTTCATTTACTTTTTCTATGACTGCTGCCTTTGCAACACCTAATTTCATTAAACGCTCTGCTTCATCTTTTCTAGCATCAATAATTTTGTCTTTTTCATATCGTTTCCCATCATACTTAACACTTTCATTAGCTATTATTTTCATAGCACCCTCCTAAATATTAAGCCTAAACCATGAATCCACATCTTCTGGACATGGAAGTGGTCTAGATGTAATTCTAAGTTTTTTGATTTCATTTTCACCATCAACCCAATTTTTAGGAATTCGTCTGCCCTCAAACGTCACAAAATCGTTATCCTCAATTTGAGTCACTGCGCCATAGATGATTTTATTGGCTCCCTTTTGAGACACTATTACTGAATCATCAGGCATGATAGGTTCTTCAATCCCTTCATCATTGATAAACCATTCATCATAAGAGTATAACTCTAATCCCAATGCATGTATTTCTCCTAAAAACGTAACTGCTTCATTTCTTATGCTTGGTTCAATTTTTCCCAAAACAATAAATCTTTTATCAAAATATTCTTTTACTTGCTTTGACATAATAAACTTATCTGCAGCTTTAGATGACATAATTACAACAGATGGTGCTTTCCCAGTAGCTTTTATAATCTTTTTTCTAATACTCTTAAGGTCATCAATTGGAGTACATGTTTCAGGATTTGACCATGAATCTTCTCCAGCGAGCGTTTCTTTTTGAGTTAATTCAAAATCAATTTCTTGTTCAACCCCTTCACCTTTCATTATTATTTTCCCATCTAACATAAGACTTCTACACATCCATTCCTCTCTTCTAGTAATAGATGTATCTAACTCTTTTAAGTCTTTTGCTATAAGTTTTATTGCTCTTTCTTCAGGAGTCTTTAAACTATACACGCTCTCTCCCATAGATCTTTTATTTATATCATCAACAGTAGTGATTCTTTCTGGTGCAATCTTAGGAATTTCATATGTTTTGGTTATAAATCCCTCTCTTTTCATTACAACTCCACCTTTTCTAGGCGAAACAAAAGGCGCCATTTTCCTGCGCCCCTTTTTAAAATCTACATCAACTTTTTCTGTAACTTTTGTATCTACATTTGGGAAAAATGTATTAAGCAAAAACGTATGCGCAGGTTTGTCCTGGTTAAACGCTTTCATCATTGTTCTCGTACTTCTTAAACTTATTGGCATAAAACCCCTCCTAAAATAGATGAATATTCAAAGTTCTTAACGCTTTTTCATGTATTTCTACTGTATCATTACCTCCAAAAATCAATTCACTGGCTCTAAATCCACCTGTAAAATACGCTGTTGCAACCAAATCTTTTTCAGTTGCATCTACATCATCACACAAAATTGCATAT